AAAAAACCCCGAAAAATCGAGGTTTTTTTGATGTTGTTCTCAATTTAATACAATTAACGATACTTGTATTATATATGATTTTATATGATTTTAAGTACTTTTTTATATATTTTTTGTATCGTATTTAACTTTATTTAATATATTTTCCAAAATTTTTCCCTTACATTTCCTTACATAATAAAAGGTAGGTCTTTTATTCCTACCTTAAACTTTAATTTATAAGACTTTTAGCATCCTTTAAAGTTGCACCTTTTTGAGTTAAAAAACTTTGTAATACAGTTTTATTTGTTTCACTTAAACTAAATCCACACAAGTAAAACAACAATAATTTTTCAGCTTTTGTATAGCCTCTCATCTTATTGATTCTTTCTAGGACAAGTTCTTTTCTTGTCTTATTTTTTGTTGCTTCAATATTTGATAAAGCGTTAACTCCAAGAACAAATTTGGAAAGACCTAATCTTCCATTTGTGATATTTAATAAATTAACTAATCTATTAGTGCTTGAAACTCCAGTTGCTTTAACTTTTGCATATTCATAATAAGCATCATAAACTTTTCTAATCATTTTAGCTTTAGATTCACTATCCAAAGTTTGATAATCGGAGATGTTCACAAGATTACTTACCTCTTCATTACTAGTAGAATAATACTTAATAAATGTATCGCTTTGTGTTGGGGTTAATGGAACTGTAAATCCATCTTCATCTGTATATGAAGTTAAGCAATTTTTAGGTAAAGCATTGTATCCTTCACTATAAAGTTTATTAACTTCATTAAGAACTCTATCAGATGCAACTCCAGTCTTGTGTGTATAAACAAGTTCTAGATTTCCCTTCGCTTGATTAGTTCTTCCAGCTGCAACAGCTTCTCTATATTGTGTCATGATATATGTATCACTATACCCTTTAATAATTGAATCAATTTTATAGCCCTCTGGAGAAACGTTTTTATAGATTCCCATCATCAAGTTATAAAGATTCTTTAATGGAATTCCGTAAGCAGTTCCTAACGACATGATAGTATTGAATAATACTGTGTACCAAGGCTTTCCATCTTGAATGTTCTTAACAACATCTATAAATGATTGGATAACACCAAAGTCAAATGAACCTAAATCTTGATCATATTCAATAGCGTTTAAAATATGACTCAAATAAGGAATGTTATTAGTGAATGATTCTAGAACTAATGTTTGAACGAAATCATCAGTTGTGTCTTCATTCCAACCTTTTCTTCCATAAATTCTATCAATTAACTCTTCAATTGAAGCAATTATCAATGCAGTCATTAAAGTAGATACAAGCATCTTCCATGCTTTTCTATCATTACCACCAGCAATAATTTGTTCTGCATCTTGTTGAAGTTTTAAATAAACTTCTTTTAGATGAGTTAAACTATCATAATTGTTATTGTTATCAATTGCCTTTTGGATATCAGCATCTATTTGTTCGATTTTAGATTTAATAGCTTTTAGACGTTGTTTAGCTTGTCTCTTTTCGTTAGCAAGTAGATTCCAATAGCTAATTTTATTTTGTAAATCACTAGCAAAATATGATAGTGTTTTTCTAATAGATCCAGCAGCACCAGCTCTATTCATAGACATTTTAATTGGAATTGCATTGGATTGGGTATTTGTAATAATTCTATTTAATATGTTAATTGCTTCTTTAGTATTAGATTCAGTACCAACCTTTCCAAATCCTAAAGATTCGGCTTCGTATTGAGCTGAAGTATAACCAAACATAATAATTACAGCTTCATCCATAACTTGCATTGGAACCCCAAATAATTTCGCTACTCTACCAAGATTATTTGATAAAGATTGTGCTTTAACTACATCTAAATCTCCCCATCTTTGTGCAAGAAGACCAGATTGCAATTTTAGATTTGCTTTGGTATCTTTATACTTTGCTAATTTTCCAAAAGCACCAGTTAATCCTTTTAACCAACTAGAGAACTTAACTTCCATCATAATTGTAGGAATAGATGCTGTTTGTTTTAAAACAACCGAAAGATTTCCATATAACGTTGAAGATACTAAATTGCTAAACATTTTACTCTTTCCTAATCGTGTCTTATCAATCGGATTGCCAGCAATTTGATCCTTTAGATAATTTAAATAATCGCTAAAGTTTTCATTGATTTCAAACATAATTGATGAACGAGGAGCATATCTACCATCATCCATTAAAGTATATTGGTTCATTAAACTATCGAAAATTTTTAATGTTTCATACATTTCACCATATTTAGTTATAGCATTAGTATATGCTTTAAATCTGCCAACAAAAGACATTCCTTTTAATGGTTTTGATGTAATATTTTTTCTTTCTTGATTTAACGACGTTTTAGACATGTCCAATGATTGATAATCAACATTTGCTGCATCACTAGAAAAACTAGTTGTTTCGGCTTTATTTGTTGGGTAATATAAATCATCTTTTATGACATCCTCAAATCCTTTAATTTTGATATCAGATTTCGATTTATATGATTTCAATGAATCATTATATAATTCCAAAAGAACCTTTTCAGCAAAGCTTTGTAACTTCTCTGGAATCAATGATTGTAAAGCAGTAATATCATCGCCAGATAGCTTTAAATGCTTTCCTTTTCCATGTTTATTTATAAAGTTATATCCACCTTCTTGAAGTGTTTGTAAACCAATAAATGTTTGACTTTGACAATAAATATCCAAAAGGATATCCATAGTCATTTTTTCACCCATGAACTCATATTCTTTTGATAAGTCTCTTTCTTTGATGCCAAGTTCTTTTTGAATTTGATCAAATTGAGCTATAAATTCCCATTGCTTTAATAATTGATTATTATAAGAATCCATAACGTCTTTATATAAGATTTTATATGTATCACTGTTCGTTCCAAAATATCTACCAATAATAGTATCGACACTCGACGCCAAATCGAATTCTTTTTGAATTCTATTAACCTTATTTTTACTATAATAAATAGAATGTAGAACTTTTGTTTCAATATCAGATTTTTCAACTCTTCTATGTCTTCTGATAGTTTCTTCTCTAATAAGATTACTCATATCTTTAGATACGAAAGATAAAATATCTAAAACAGCTTTATTTTCTTCAAAAGTTAAAGCTCTATTAGGAAATTCACCATTAACTTGTCTTCCCATTAAAAAGTCAACGTTTGCCCTTAATTCCTCATTAAAAACAATCCATTGGAATTTCTCAAGGTTTTCTTTTGTATATGATGAAAAGTTTGAAATTATATGATCAATAGATTTAGGAGAAATCCCTTGTTTAGATTTTGATAATCTAATTCCTTTTACTAACCCTTTATAATAAGTTAATTCTGGATAATGGATATCTCCAACTTTATTAGCAACATTAGGTAAAGTATGCTTTTCAATTTTTTCTCTAATACTCTTAATTTTTCTAAATGCTTGAATAGTATAATAAGAGTTAGATTTATGATATTTTACCATTGTAACTAATGAAGAAATTCGCGTATTAAAATAATCTAAAATCTTCTTAACTTTAGAATCTTTACTATTTGATTTTAATATATCTTCGAAAACAGTAATACTATCTTGTTTGAATTTAACTATATCAACACCTAAATGTTGAAGATGGTTTTCTAAAGTGGTATCGACTAAACTTGCTATTTGAGTCGAATCTGTTTCAACATGATATTCGATTTTGCTTTGTAAAACTTGGTCAATAACCTCACTTAATTCAGCATTAAGTTTACCAGGTTTATTTAATAAAGTATTAAAAGCAATTGTAGTTAATTCGGATAAATTTTGAATACCTTTTATTTTAATGTCAGCACCAAAAGATTGTGAGATTCCTTCAATCATTAAATCATAGATATCTCTAGTACTCTTCAAATCAAGAACTTTATCTTGCATATGTTGAGCATAATCTTTTGAAGCTTGAACACCACTAACTTTGATACGTGAGTATTTTATTCCTCCGTTATTTCCATCTTCTTTAGATATTCTTCCTTCGTTATTCGAGGATTCTCTGTGAACACCTTGTAAGCTTCCTTGAGTTTTGCTAGAGAGTGCGCTAGAACTTTTGGAGTCGTGTCTAACTTTTCTACGTAATCTGCCACTATATCCATCATATCTTCTAATTGCATCTTCTGTCATCTCCTTTGCTTTTTGCAACATTTTTTCAGTGTAATATGAAGGGAATTTGATTTCATCAAATACACCAAATTCTATATTTCCACCATTAAATGAACTATCTATAATATACAACGAATTATCATTTATTGCAACGTAATCATTTACGATAGTGTCTCCACTTTCTATAAAATGCTTTCTTAATTGTGGCAATAATTTCGAACGTAATTCATTTGACGTCTTCATATATTTGCGTGATTTACTATATTTTGGTTGTAGAGTAGTATTGGTATTTTCTGTAGTAATTGATTGTATAGCTTTACTGATTCTATGAAGCATTTTACTATCCCTTTTAGGGTCTAAATATGCTTTCACTTTATTCAATAAAGACTTAATTTTACTTTTGAAAGAATTTGAAGAAGATTGCCCAATAATTTTTTGAAGATTATTATGATTTGTAATATAGTTTTCTAAAAATTTAGCCATTCTTTCACTACGAAGAACCTTAGAATCTTTGCCATATAATTCTTGTAATTCATCATCAAATTTATGAAATTCAGTATTTAATTCTGAATCATTTTCAATATAACTTTCTAAAGAATCTAATCTTTGACTATCATCTAATAGACCGTGTGAAATAGCTTCGTGACCAACAATTTCATAAAACTGACTTTTATATCTAGGGTCAATAACTATCGCGTTTGTACCATCATCTAGTTTTTTGAATATAGCACGATTTTGTACTTGAGTTCCACTTTCTAATGAAGCTTGCTCGTTTACCATATTAAAATCTTCTTCAGTTCCAAAAACGATTTGAGTTGGATTACCATTTTTCATATTAGTCATATCTCTTGAAATCTCTTGAGCTAATGAATCATATGTAGATTTATTTAATTGTTTTTCAATCATTGATAATTCAGCGTTTGGATCTTGTAATAATTTCATTACATTCTCAAAAGCTTTTGGATTTGAAGTTCTTAATGACTCCATATTAGACATGAAAGATTTAATTTTTTCTCCGATTTGATTTTCTAATTGAGATATCAATTGTTGATTGGCACGAGAACCTTTTTTAGCTTCGTTTTGAGCTTGTTCTCTTAATTGCATAATATGAGACATTTCATTTACACAATCTATACCTTTGCTTGAGTATTTTGAAGTGTTGTTAACCATTTGAACACCACCAGCAAAACCACCAGCCACAGCACCACCAATGAATGACGTCAAAGCATTTTTATATAATTGTGGATCTTTATATTCGTTAAAAGCTTCGGTTCCTTTATAAGTAGTTTTAGAAAATGGGCTTAGTAATTCAGTAATAAGTTCTTCGGTTCCTTCTTCAATTGCAGTTTGACCCAATTCTTTAGCTGACGCTTTAGTAATGGCATCCACAAATTGAGTACCACTAACTTTTGTACCATAAGATACAGATTTCCCCAACACTTTCCCAGCAACTTTACCAAGACCGAAAGACAATAATTCAACACCAACTTCAATACCACCAGATATTAAACCACTACCAGCTGCTTGATGAAAATTGGCGCCTTCTTGTAATGCTTGTTCTGTACCACTACCAGCAGCACTTGCTCCAGAAGCAGCAAGCATAATACCACCAGCTGCCGCTTGAACTCCAGCCGATGCACCACCAGTAGCAATTCCAACAATGATACTAGGCAATACATAGCCAATTCCAGTTGTGACACTATTATATCCACTTTGAAAGTCTTCGCTAGCCTCCGAAACCCATGAACCAGCATGTCTTTGCGCTTTTAATTCATTAGCACCTTCCACACTACCGATTTTAGTCATATCTTGATAGTATTGCGAAGTGAATACATCTCCACTTAAAATATCAAATGGGTTAAACGTCATTGTGGCTTCATGAACTTGTGTTGACCAATCGTATGAAATTGCATCTTCTGCCCATTTTGTACTTGCGCCAAACCAAGAACCCACTTCTCCACCAATCATAATTAGGAAGTCTCCAATTCCATCGACAAAATCCCAAACACCTTCCGTAACATTTGACATAAACTCTTCGCCAGTGTCCATTGATCTTTGCCACCAGTTTCTATCTTCTTTATATGCATCGGCATCAAAGCTTGGTTCTTGAGGCATTGCAGGTGTAGGCGTATTCATGTATGCGAAAGAGGATAACTCTTCACCTACAGCTGTTGAGTCATCCATTGTATTTATCATAGCATTACCATTATTTTGGTAATTACTTCGCATCTGATTTAACATTTTTAAATATTCATTTCTACTTGAATACGCCATAAAATCACCCTTTATTTAAAAATTATTTTTTATTAACATTTTCCTTCCAAATTAAAGAATCTTTCTTTTCACTTGAATCGTATGTAGTCTTATCGACCATTCTTAATCCGTTTTGAGTCCATTGAACATAAATGACGTCACCATCACCATTCTTCATCATTACTGTAGTTCCATAAGTGTATTTTCCAGCATTAATGTTTGCCCATAAAGCTGCAGATTCATATTCAAATTCTTTTTCCATTGTTTTTGTGGCACCATTACTTGTTACGTATGTTGCTGATTTCCATGACTCTAAATTTCCATATGTTGCTGCATATTCTTCCACTTTATTTGCTTCTTCCATTTGTTCAATAGAACCTTTTTGCAAGTTGTAGTAATACTTCATTTGGTACCAATCATCATCACTCATTCCTTCTGGTTTTTCATTGAATGTGAAGTTTCCTTCGTCATCAATTGAACCATATTGATAATCAGTTAATAGTGAGTGTAATTGATCCATATTACTTGCTTGAGACATCATTGTTGTAATACTTTCAAATCTGTCATTAGCATTTGCTACTTGCTCTTGGTTTTGTTGATAATTTAGATTATTTACATTGTTTTGATAATCTCTATTTGCGCTTTCATAAGCGTTTAAATAACGACCAGTAATTCCAGCCATTTGTGATGAACCATAACCTTGAGAAGCCATTCCTTGAGCAGCTAATTGATTATTAGTATGTTTTAATGCTGCACTTCGAGCATTTTCTAATTCAATCTCTTTATCTAACAACGTCGCATACTCTTGATTCTTTGACATTTGATAGTAATCGGTTGAATCATTAGAAGTGTTTGAAGTGCCACCAGAACTTGTTCCAGAAGCATATTTTTTGTAATCTTCAATTTTATTACTCATTGTTTACACTCCCCTTTATTTGATTAAATAAAGGTCTAAATTCTTCTTTATCTAATTCTAAATCATGTGCTTTTTGCATTGTAGCAACTTGCGATGCTGTTAATGTGTTAGATTTATTAGTCAATTTATAAGCAAACAATAAAAAATTCCATAAGCGTTTCGGTTTAAATTCATAAGAACCTTTTTTATTTTCATCATAATTAAATAAATGTTCGTCATAAATCTTTACCAAGTATTTTTGAACTTCCTTATCGTTTACTGGATCATATCTAAAGAATCTAGCATCGTCACCATAAACACAAATCATGTCTGGAGATTCAGTAATAAAATAAGCTTTCTTATATTTCATTACATTAGCCCAGTCTTTATATGTGTAATAGCAACATTCCACTTTATATCCCAACACATTAAATGTTCTAATTGTTTCAGCCTTATCGTTATATCTTTTGATAATAACCTTAAAATCAAGATCGTTAACATTATCTAAATAAAGTGAACTCCCTTCAGCTAAAATACATTCTATATTGTAAGTTGTGATTCCAATTTTATTTAAATTAGAAATCAATTCTTCAACAAATTCTTTTGTGACAATTTTATTTAAATCCATAATCATGCGCTCCTTTTTCTTAATAACAATTTTATATTTTTAAACGAGATAATAGGCTCGAGGTACTTCTTATAATACATATAGGAATAAGAAGATCTTTTAAACCATCCATATAACGAAACGACTGTTTTCGCTCTTCGTTTCGATTTATCAACCATTCTTTTATATAATCTTACAAACTTATAAAAAATAGGTTTAACTAGCGTAGTTCTTTCTTTACGAACCTTGTATCCGAGAAACTCAATTTCATCACCTTTTTCAAGATTTAATAATTGATAATTTTCTTTAAGTCTTAATCTTAAATTAGTTTTCAAATAATCTTGAATCATTCTAATATAATAATGTAGTTTTCTCTTGTTGTTGCCAAGAATAATCATATCATCAACATATCTAACATAGACTTCAGCTTTTAATTTTTGTTTAATGAAATAATCTAATCCTTGAAGATAAAAATTTGAAAGCCATTGACTTGAATTTAATCCAAGATCCAATCCCTTTCCAGTGTTGCCTACAACAGCGGCAAAGAAATTTAAAAATTTTCGGTCAGAGAACTTCTTTGATATTTGTTTAAATAATATTGATAAATCAATATTATCGTAGAACTTTTTAATATCAAGTTTTAAAGCGTATTTATAGCCTTTTATGTGCTTTTCAAGATAAGAGATACCCATATCCTTACCTCTACCCTTAACATTGCCTACAGACCATTTATACATCGATTTTTCAAGTGTTTCTTTAATCCCACTCACAATCATATAATCGAACATTTTGTTCGGAAAATAAGGGCTTTTGGTAATTTCCCTATCTTTTTTCCTATCATGAATGACTATTTTTGTTTTCGGTTTTAATTCGTAACTCTCGAATTGCATATGATCAAATGTGTAATCTACCAATTCATCCATATGTTCTTTGTGTCTTTTAGCATACTTCTTGCCCTTAAGACTACTTATTAGAACTTTTTTAATATGTTCTTTATTATGTATCCTATCAAACACATTTTTAATCGATTTCATGTTCTCCCTCCTTTGCTAATTCTCATAAGTCTTCGATTTTTCACTACCAACTTATGCCTTTTATTGAACTTACTTTTTGCCAAGTGGCAAGGAATTGTATCACAAATTATATTTAGTTTTTGAATTTCTTCTAAAAGCAAATGCGAACAGCCCAGTCGTTGCTGCCCCAAGCGCCGCCGAAGACGCCGAACCAGCCAGAAAAGAAGGCACCATTATCTGGATATAACATTGTAGAATACCATGAGAAGGCAATATATTGACCTCTCTTGCCAGGTTCTTCAATAGTAGCTAATTTTTGCTTACATGAATAATAAATATTTTGCCTTGTATCGACTGGATTATCTGCAGTTGCTTGTCGTGCAGCCAGTGCCACTTTAAATGCTGGTTCTCTTTCGTCGTAGCCCATTTTTGTGATGATGTCATACTCTTCAGTGTAACTTGTCACTTTATTCGTAATAGTTGAAATATTAGCTCCTTCGTCAGAAAAAGCATCAAAATCAAATAAATGTGAATAATAGAAACCTTCAATTGTTTGATAGCAACCATCAACTGAAATACCAGCTAAAGCATGATCAATATTAAAAATTTTATAATGACTGGAATTAGTGTTAAATCCAGTATGAGAATTTATTGAATCAGTAGTTCCAGTGACATTTGCCTGTTCATATTCATAATAATATCTGCCAGTTTCATCTTCATCATATTTGAAATCTACTCCAAAGAAATTATGAATATCTGTTCTACCAAAATATATTAAAAATAAATATCTAAATAGATCAATAAACATCCATGACATTATTCCATACTTTTCACTTGTATTTTTAATTATCTCTCTGCTATCATTCCAATTAGCAAATGATAAATTAAATTCTAATCCTGGTTTCGAAGTAACAACAATATCATCTTTAACACTTCCACAATCACCTTCATAAACTTTATCATTTGCAGTATCGTAAGCTGCATTAAGATATTTAGCAATTTCTCTTGAAACGATTCCATCGTATGTTGTTTCTGAAGTCCAATTTTTAAAGAATGGATGAACCATATATCCGTTTGCTTCGTCCCCATCCTCATATTCTTTAACACTAATTGCAGTAACTTCGCCCCCACTAGTTCTATCGAATTTGAAAGCTTTAGGCGTGATTGTAAGGAAAACATTTCCTAATTCGTCGGTATGTTCTGGAAAGTCAAAGAATTTTTGGAAAGTATCATCGGTGGCAACACATTCTATCAAGCCATTATTATTTGTTAATACTAAATCAATGCCAGCTGCATCATGTGTTCTTATTAAAATAGGATTTTCTTGACCAATACCAGAAACACCATAAATTTTGGCACTATTCCCTATTTTTGCATTCTTAACAGCAGTTTGAATTCTATTATCAATTTCGTTTTCATCTAGAAATACTACATTCTTCCCCATAAACTACACTCCTTTCAAATCAATGCCCTCTATAACAGCACGTAATTCAAGAACATGAAGATATTCACCCATTACTGATTGTTGATGTCTTAATAATTCATCTGGACAATCATGTTTTGGTTCTTCAACTTTACTAATTTTAGAAGCTTCTATTTTAGTATTAAAAGCCTTTAATTTTTCATATCTTATTTTTGTTTGCTGATATTCAGCAATGAATCTTTCTTTATAATCAGAACTATTCATTTTCTCTACAGTATCTTTTAATTCCATTATTTTTTCCTCCTATGAATTTAATGGCAATGAATATCGACCATCTCCAAGGTCTCCAATCCATTCTTCAAAAGCAATAGAATATCTTCCATCACCTAATGAACTTACTTTAGGAACTTCTTCCCATGTACCAACGAAATTATCTATCTTTTCTTCTACAGCTTTCATTTCTTCTTTTGTTGAATATGTATTTGAAGCTGCTGATTTTGTTAAATATGTTTTTGTTGCTTCCTCAATAGATAATTTTTCCCCAATTAGTCTTGTAATTGTAGTTGCAAAGTTTGGATCATTCCCTAATGCTTCTCCTAATTCTTTTAACGTATTTAAGGACTCCACAGAGCCGTTTGTCAACATTATGGATAAATCATTAACCAACTCTTTTGCAATCGCTAGAGTAACTAATTGTGTGGTATCTGCACTAGTTTTACTTGATGCAATCTTTGTGTTGTTAACATACGTATCAGCGATGATGTTTCCATATCCATCTTTTAATGCTTTATTTACTGTTGTTGCACCATTTTGTAAATTCAAAATCATTTTATTTAATTCATTTTCAATTAAATAGATAGCGCGTTCACTACCATCTTCTTTGATATAATTTAAAATAGCTTGTTCACCACTCTTAAGCATTGTTATAAGATTTAATAATTCAATTTTAGTCGAGTACGTTGCTTTTATGTTATTTCCATCTTCATCTTGAAAAGCCTTTTTAACTGTTGTTTCACCATTGATAATTTTATTAACAGTTTTGGAAACTGTTTGATTTGCATTTTCTTCAATTAAAACTAATAAATCGTTTGTTTCCGTTTGGCTTTTTTTTAGCCACTCAAACAATAGAAGTAACCCCTCATAGAATTTGATTTTAATCTGATTAGCAGTCCATCCTTTTCCAGAAGGATTATCTGGTAACACAGCTGGACTCTTAGATTTAAGATGTTCTCTATCTTTGTCAGTTAATTGTGTAATTTTATTTTCCAACATAACATTCCACCTCTCTTTTATTTTCACATAAATTTCATTAAATAGGTGAGGCACTAAATGGGTACTTTTTCTTCGTTTTCCGAAGAATCTTCCACTATTTCAATTACTTCATCTTTTTTATGTAATTTTTCATATTCAAGTTTTGCTTTTTCTTCATAATCAGTAGGTATAAACTGTTTATTTTCCATAGAAGAGTAAAAAACAGATAAATATGATGACTTATATTTAAAAACTTCGATATCTTCTTGATTAAGAAGTCTTGCTGTATTGAAACCACAAATAATAGACGTTGTTAATACAGATAATCTTTGCATTAGATTAAGAACAGTCTGTGCACCACCTTGACCATTTGCTTGATCTAAAGCAATACCAGCACCGATTGTAGCAAAAATGGCGATTAAAGCAATTTTCGATAATCTTTGTTGCCATGTGATGCTCATTTTTCTCTTTTCGGTTCCTTTAATTCTTGATACTAATGAACCATCAGATGTTTTACTATCCATAAGAAAGAAATTATAGTCATCAATATAATCAATATCCACTTCGCCATTAAGAATAGATTTCACTAATGTATATTGATTATCACTTAATCTAGAAAAGTATTCTACTTTGTTTGGATATGGTGAATCTACTCCCCAATGTTTTTCAATAGGTTCAACATGTAATTGTTCTATTTCATCATTAGTTAATTCTAATATTCTTCCATTAAAGAGTCTCACTGAAAGCAAACGTCTTTTACATTCAGCCATGTAATCTTTTTGATATCTCCAAGTGATGTATTCTGGAAGAGCGTCACTAAATCCTTTAGCAAGTATTTTCTCAACCCAATCAAGAAATATTTCTCTTGCTGCTTGATATGCACCAGTGATTAACGTTCTATAGAAATTACCGCCAGTTGATTCGCCAAAGAACAAGCCATACACTCCTAAAAATAATAGAAATGCTAAATTAACAGCAAATACTTCCCATCCAATTTTAGTTGGATCCCAACCAATAGACCATAAGGAGAAGACAACTATCATTCCCAGGATAACTAATAAAGATAAGAAGTTTGTAACTTTAACTCTATTAAAAATTGCTTTTACATTTTTCTTAAAATTACTTTCTTCATATTTTTCTTCATTCATAATCATTTTCTCCTTTCGTTTTTAGAGGATAAGCAAAAAATAACTAAAGCCAATAGAATAAGAATAATTAAATCCACAGTTGGATTTGTGATGAATTCCATAAAATTCCAACCACAAGATTTTAAAACCACAATCCCAAAAATCAACCCAAACAATAGAAATACTGATGATGAAATGGTTTTAATAAGAAACCACTTCTTTTGTTCTGGAGTTTTTTTGTTCCACCATTTTTTCATTATTCAGTCGCCCTCCTTTTAGCTTCTTTTTCAGCTTCTTGTTTTGCAAGTTCTTGTCTTTCTTTTCTTCGTCTTTCTGATTCTATTAAGCCATTATCAATAAGTAATTGCTTATAAAATTCAACCTCTCCATCCACTTTTGACTTTCGTATTTGGTCACATGTTGCTCCGCCCAATAAGCCAAAGCATGTATATAAAAGCATATAACCAAATTGATTAGCTATAGAAGCTAAAAACATCAGCACAATTGCCCAACAAGCCAAAATTGCAGCAAGATAATATAAAGAAGATACTTTTTCAGTCATGATTTTATCTCGTTTTGCAACACCGATTATTGTTATTAAGACAGTAACTAACATCATTCCAAAACCTAATCCAATTGACCAACTATTTTCTCTTGTAAACCATTCTTCCCAGTTAACGCCAGTAATAATTGCTGCTGGAGTTAAAGGAAGAATATAGGTTCCAGCATATAATGACCATTTGGCAGTGTTCCATTTATTATACGAGGTTTTAGTTTTAGATTTAATTTTTTTAGCCATAAATACCTCCTATAGTTGTTTTATTTGGTTAGTTAAAGCAACAATGTCTTCCCCAACCCCACTTGCAATAACTTCTCTAGAAGCCAGAGCGATTTTTGAGTTAATTGCAGCTTGTGTAACTATAATTTGCTTTAATTTCATTAAGTCTTCAGTTTTATTAGTTAACATTGCAACTTTTTCCAATAATTGATTAGAAGATTGGATAAAAGCTTCTTTCATTTCTCTTGATATTTCATTTTGCTTTTCTACAGCATCAAGAATATTTCCAAAGTTAGTAATCATTTGAGCTGCGAGTTTTACAACCTCTGAAACGTCATCGTGACTCTTTTTAACTTCTTCCTTGCTTACTTTGTTGTTTTTTCTATTGATAATTGCAACACCTATTGAAAGAATCGCACTTACAACGCTAGTACCAGTAACCCCAACAAATAATGGAGCTACGAATTCATCCCAATATTTAGATATTGTTTCTTTAATCGTTTCTTCTGTTTCGGTTGCAACAGTTTCTTTAATTGCTTCACTAGTCGAATCTGATTCAACGATTTCCTCTGCATTAACAGCAATTGGTGAGGAATGGATTGCCGCCATTCCAACACCAAATAATAATCCTAGTGATAATAATAAACCTAATCTTTTCTTTCCCATATAATAACCTCCTTAATCGCCACCATAACTTGGGAATGGTATTGTATATATAATTGACATTGAACTTAATACTGAATTTGTATTATTGAAATTTCTAAATCCAAAACACACAAATTTCAATTGTGAAATAATTCTTTGATTTGTATATGTTCTAGGAACAATATTTTTTTGTAAATCCACTTTTCTAAAATCAAAGTCGTTCAAATCAAAACTAAACTTATCTTTAGAAATGGAAGCAAGAGTTCTCATTGAATCAAAAGGAATTTTATTATTAGCTATAGCTATTTCTAATTCGCTAGGAATAGAAGTATCGTTAGTTAATGTCCAACTCCATATTGTTTTAAAATAATCCAAAGAACCCATCGTAAAAGGTTTGGTGATAAAATATGCTTCAACTGGTTTATACCTCTTAATTTCAGCTTTAAAGCTTCTTGAAATATCTTGATCAGCATATCTAGTTAAATTGATTATCTTGTCATTATATTTTAATTTAAACGAACAAGCATCTTTGTTGATTTCCACCATTTCATACTCATCATCCAATCTATAGCAAATTGAAGCTCTGTATAATTGGCTAATATCTACTTCCTCATTCGTTTCTCCATCAATCAATTTATAACAATCATTTGAAAGAATATCTTCATCAGTGAAATATCGCTTTAATAGATATTTTTTATAATAAGTTTTTAATGGACTATCTGGGAAAGCAGCAATTTCATTTTCCTTATCAGCGTGGTTTAAATAAATATATTTAGATTCACTAATTAAGTTAGTAACGTTATTGACAATATTGTAATCAGTATCTCCATTAACAAATCCTAATAATTCAAGACAATTCTTTTCTTTATTTACATAGAAATCAAATGTTCCATTCTTAACATTAGAAATTGTTGCGATTTGATAATACATATATGAAACATCATCATTACCAGATGAAATTGTTTTAAATAAATATTTTCCACCATCTAACTGTTCAATAACTTGTTGAGAAACAATTACTTCATTGTTTTCGGTTCCTTCTGTATATAGAAGACTTCCACCTTGACCAATGAATATTTTATCAACGTCATCATAATTATTTGATAGTTTATATAATTGACCTTGAGAATTAGCAAGGTATCTGACATTATTAACTTCGATTATTGATTGGATATCTTTGATATTCATAACCCACCACTCATATTGGTTATCGCCTTTTGCTTCATAGTGAGTAACAAAAATTTTATCATTAAGAACTAGATATAAATCTTTGTTATTGGACCAGAGCCATGACTTATTCATATCATATTTTTTAAGATCCTCATCGATATAAATAGAACGCGAATTTGCATATCTTTGATTATCTCCAATAATACCTATTAGATCTAAGCCGACCATGTTTTTATCGTCTGACAAGAATAAACTATCACCATTAAAATTAACTACACCTTTAGAAGAAACAGCAGCTACAGAGTTATTCCCTTTTATTAAAGAGAATTCCTCTTGATATAATGTTTCTCCATCAACGCCAGTCATAGCAGTTCCAGCTGCATCAATGGCTTGTAATAACGTTGGAGTTCTAAAATAAATAGTTGTTTCTTTATCACTTTTATTTTTAAGAACAAGTAGTTTGTCATTAGAAACAATATCATAACCAACAATAGCATTATCGGTTTCACCATAATAGCAATATGAAGTATCCTCAAAATAACCAAAATTACCATTGATCATTGATTCATCTTCCAAATAATTACTATCGATTTGTCCACTATGCCAGTCACAGTTAGGTATAGATTTATTTCCACTAACAAATAATCTATTTTTTGCATTATTATTTCCAAATAATATTCCAAATCTACATTTATTGATAATATCAGCATTTCCTTCTACATAACATGGGAATTTAACTGTAATATTATTAGTTCCTTCTACTGGAGCGATATAGTCATCGAATAAAATAACTCTAGCATTTTTAGATTCATCAAAGACATCGTCTAAATAACCATATACTTTAACATCATCGATTATCTTTGTGTCTACTAAAACTCTTTCACCTTGAGAATTGATTTTAGTATTATTATTACCTTGCTCATCGGTTCTTGCCACTAATAAATATTTATCAGTAATTCCTTCTCCGTTAGGAGTTATATAGGCTCCTTGATAAACAGCAACAACATCATGAGAATTAGTTCCAGAATAGTTATATTTTGAACTAACAGTAATTGTATATTCACAACAAACGTTGTAGTTTGTTGCACTTGTAATCTTAATTGTTCTACTATTTGTAACATTTGTAAATTTTGTTCCTTTTAAAGGGAAAATATTAAGGGCTGAAAAATCACTATTCAACTTAACTTGTAATTTCTTTTGAATACCATTTGCATCCTTATAAAAAATTTGCACTTGAGTCGTATCATTTTCGTTAAGAAATGTATCATTAACATAATAATCAGTATATGTTCTCACTAAACTTAATCCAGTGATTTCGGTAATTTCAATAACACTAACAGTTAATTCAACGCTAGAATTTGTTGTGTTTTCATTGTCAAACTTATTTCTTACTGAAATATTTAATGTTAATTTCCTTTCGAAATAATCTCCCATTTCCAATTCAAGGTCTTTCGAACCATCAAATTGATATGTAGGTAAATCATTACAAGAAACTAAAAATTCATTATCGTTTTCAATCACTTGACCATTTTTAAAATAGCATTTTTCAGTATATTCAGCATTTTCATAAGAAACTGTAGCAATCAATGACGATGCATCAATTGCATCACTGATATTGTTATAAGTTAAAGAAAATTTAGCTGTATCAAGTGAAATATTTGATATATTCGGTTTAATGAATGTGATTTTTGTGTCATCAAGCGTATATTCCGCTTCATCAACTATAATTATCATTTCTGTTTCCTTAAGAATGAAGTTATTGTTTTTAAAGGTATATTCTTCTAAATCGCTAATAACACCGCTCTGATATAGAGCTCTTATCTCTAATTCATTTCTTATTGAATTGAATTTATTACCCAAAACAAAAGAAATTTTATTTTCTAGAGTAACATTTATGATTGTGTCTACGTCAAATTCAATAATATAATATCCAGATACATTTGTTGTTGGATCTAATACATAAATTCTAGATCCTTCATTTTCTTTGATAATAGAACTTCCTACAACTAATCTCTTAGTTAGCCCTTCATCACGATAAAATTGAAGTTCTGATAAATCTGTTATTTCTTCTAGCGTACCATCACTGTAAACTCTATTAAAAATCAAACCAGTTGGATGATGGAAAACATCTACATTATTATCCCAATAATGAATAGTATCATTATTACCAGTTATTTCAATGTTTTTAGGTTCATATTTGGTGACTTCAATATCGAAATGATTTGTTAATGTTTGCCTTGTAGATTGAATATCATCAGTATAAGAAACTGTGACAGAGTAAACTTTAGTTCCAGTTAAAACGTCAATATCATCACATGATAAAGCAATTTTATCACTTACATCATATTCAGTAATGCTCCCTAAACTATTTGGTCTATTTTCGTGATGGATTGCAATTGCATAAATATTAGAAGAATCCAATGTAATTGTATCCCCATATTTTCCGCCAATATAATATTTTCTTTTTGCTTTTGAATAATCTATCTTTAATGAATTTTCGTAATAAGAAACATAAATAGTCCAATCAAATTCTCTATACTTTTGGAACCCAAAAGTTAAAGTAATCGGTTCATCAATATGGTAGATTTCTGGAATTTTCTTTCCATAATATTCTGGGTATTCAGTAATATATTGTCCAAAATCTGATGACGGGATTGTTTTGATTAGTTCATCGTTATAGTTATAACAAAGAAGCTGCGCAGATGATAAAATAAAATCTAATATTGAATTAGCTTGAAATTCAGTAACTACGTTGTCTAATACAACCTTTGTAATATAATCTTCTGTTTGACCAGAAACTTCCACATGGAAAGTATATGAAAGAGGTCCAAAGTGAGCTGTTGGCATATAATAAGTTAAGTCAAAACCCAATATACCTTCATCTAAAGTGATTGGATCATCTATTGAACTTGTAATGCTAGGTTCATCCATCCATTCAATTTCTGATAAAGCAATTGAAGTTCCGTCCTCGTATAATAAATATCCACTTTTTTTAATATCTATCTTTGAACTATCAAAATATTCTCCTTGTTTATATGACGTAGTAATAGAAATAAGCTTAAACCTATTTTTTTCATCGGCAAGTTGGATAATTTTTTTATCTGTAGAATAAGATAATTGTACATCTTCATACGTGTAATTTAATTCAACAGTATTGTCCACACTAAAATATTTGGTTTTTGATAAACCATTGATATCTAATGATGATTGAACAATCGTTTGAATTGTTTTATATTCATTGCTACATGTGTATGCTAGACTAAAGTGATTTAAAAAATCATCGCCGACAGTTTTTCCAGCATAAACATTGTAGTCTGTTGCATTCTCTTTAATTTCGTAATACTTTTCATCCCAACCAGTGATAGTGATATAAATTGCATCGTCCCAATCGCCCCAACTCGCATATCCTCTTGCGCTTTGAGGACCAGAATAAGATGAACTAAAACTATAATAAACTGTAGAAGAAGTCGATGTTCCAGTTGTTATTGCGTTAGAATTAAATGTAGTAGGTGTTTTTGTAACTTTAACACTTGGTTTCGTTGTAAATTCTACAGTTTGATATGGTTTAAATGAACTTGGTACTGGAGATACTTCGTCGCTTGTTGCATAGACATCTTCAGATTGATCCACCTCAATACCTATAAAGTAATAGTAATAAGTTCCATTTGCAAGTTGTAATTTTATCGCATAAGCATAATTATAATTATCACTTCCATTTTCACCTGTTTCAAATTTAGGATAGGATCCGTAGGATGAACTTGACGATTTTTTAATTTGATAAGAATAATTATTTTGAGGATTTGCCTTTGCAGTATGAAGAATATCGTTTGTTTTAAACAACCAAAATACTGGTGTTGCAACTAATAAAACTGTATATTTTTTTAACTTATATACTGTATAGGAACCAAATTTTTTTGTGGTAGCGGTAGCAGTCATGTAACCAATCGAACTTAAGGTTATACCTTGTCCAATACTTGCTCTATTATTTGTCCACCATGTAGCAAAATCAGATGTTGTCGTAGAAAAAGATGATGATGAAATAGAACTATTATAAAAATTCTTATAAGCCATTATCGATTACCCCTCTTTCTTCAATTGTTAATCTAAAATTTGCCATATCTTGCTTTTGATTTTTACAAATCAATGGAGAATCTAATGTGTAATCAAAATATGGTGTTTTTGTTTTTTCGTCTTCATTTTTTGTTGTACCACTAATTAACTTATTTTTTCTCCACATAGTTAATAAATTGGCTTTATCTAAAGAAGCTCTATGCCCAGCAGCAATAGAGTTTTTATATGTAATAGAAATTGTTGTGGTTGGTGTTGGAGTAAAATCACTATTTTCAACAGCAAAAAATTGAATTATAGTTTCCCCTAATTCATTTTCTAAATATCTTAAACACATGTATTTATTTCCACCTAAAAACCATAATTTATTTCCCCCAACGAATGCAGAACTTTTATAGTTTTCAAATTCATAACATTGATAATAATATAGACCATCTTCTCCTCTTACCATTTGAGTTCCATAAATAATAGGTGAAATTTCTATTTTTTCAGAATCAATATTCTTAATTTCATATAATAAATTTCCAATATGTGCAACAACATTCTTATCTTCTGCAAGAAATTGCCACATGCCATTAAAATTAGTACCATTTGTTTTTACGATATTGACGTCTTCTCCATCAAAACTTTTAGCAACATAACTATATGGTTTTATATGATAAATTTCTTCCACACCATTTCTTTTTTGAATAACACCATCTTTATAAATATAATTTAATAAATCAATGGCTCTATTATTTGCAACCAAAAACTTTTGTGTAGAATAATCTACACCAGCAAAAGAAGTAATTTGTAGATTTTTTCTGCTTGCTTGACTTAAATCATAATGTCTAAAAGATGTTCTTTTCATAATTATTCAATCCTATACTTTCTTGTAACTTGTTTTTGGTGAAATGATGTTTGTCTTGTATCTAAATCATTAAAATATTGTTCTGCACGTGTAAGGTGTAAATTAGCTAATTCTGGAGCAATTGGTTCCATCAATTTTCCTTGACAATATTCAATAATATAAGAACACATGGTATCAGAAATACCGTAGTCTTTTAAATTTATATCTCTTTGATCAATAATGCTATCAGTTCCTTCAAAATAGTAGATATCATCTTTTGAAAAATTAGGAATATCTTGAATATATTCGATATAATATTCTCCAGAAATATTAGAATTATCAACCAATAGAACCTTATCTCTTCCAAACTCTCTATGATTGACTTTTCTATAATCTCCATTAGATAAAATAAATATATTTACAATAGTTTTAATATCATATGAGATAGATCTAATATCTACTAATCCATTTGAATTTGGTGAAGGAAGTCTTTCAACTTTGAAACTGATTTTGTTCATATCACTTAACCTATGAATTGCTTCATTTAAAGGCGCAAATACATTGTTAATTGAATTGGCATAATCCATATCATTATCAAACTCTCCACGAATAAAACCATCATAAGAAAAGTTCGAATCTTCTAAATATTTAACATTTTTAACGGCGTTGAATACTAAATTGGATAAATTCATAATATCCCTCCAATAATAAATCATATTTGGCGAACGTTGTAGGAATCGAACCTACATCAACATCTCATTGTGTTTTACAACCTAGGATAAGCACTACCATTATGCTAAACGTTCATTAGTGAGTTTTTTATTCGAAGAAACTCAAAAAACTTCGGCAAGTATAGGAGTTTTTGCCTAAAAAGTATGTAAGCCTATAACACACCTTTTAAAATCAATAATTTCTTTACAGTTTCAGAAACTTTAACTTCTTCACCTACTGGAATTTGAATACAAACTCCATTTACGAATACTCTATCAGTGACATAATTAGGATTGTTTTTATCCTTTTTAATTCTGATAGTATGTTGTTTTTCTTTAGCTAATTGAGCTAATGTTTCTTGTTCGTTAGGAATTGCCATAAGTTTTTCTCCTTTCATTTTTAATAAAGGAGAGGAGATTATCCTCTCCTAGTTTTAATTATTTAGGCTGCTGTAACTTTTACAGTAACAACATTTACTTTGTCATCTTTAGAAATAACGATTCTAGATGTACCTTGTTTTACTCCAGTAACAACACCAGCGTTACTTACAGTTGCAACATCAGTATTTGTTGATTCATAAGTTAATGTAGCTGCATCAATTGTTGTACCTTCTTCATCAGTAACAACCAATGTTTGAGCTTCTTTAGCTTTTAATTCAAAGACTGTTACATTTGGATATAAGTTAGATGCCGCAATTGTTGTTGAGACTAAATTACTACGTTTAGAGTTATCAAAGATATCAACGTTCTTTAAGTCGGCGATTGTAGCAGTACCAGTGACACAAATTGCATCATCATATACATAGAAACCATGACCATCTACGTAAAGACCAATTGAACCTCTTTGGTTTAATTCGTCATTGCCATTAGTTCCAGGTTTGTGGTAGATGATTTCTGCATTCATATCATCATAAGAAGTAATACCAACTGGGTATTCTCCTTTAGTTGTTAAACCATAAGCAACAAATTTTCCTTTGCCTTCAGAAACTTTGAAAGCTTGTAATTTTGATTTAATAACACGGAACCCACCAATTTCACCAATTTCACCCTTAACAATTGACTCTTTTTGAGTAGTATGAGTAATTACGTCTTTATAAGCAATTAACATTTGATCGGCGATTTCTGGAGCAACTTTTAATTTATAGAAACCATTGAATTCAACAGCACCATTTTTAAATAAAATAGTATGTAATGTTAATAAATCATTTAATTTCAATAAATCGATGTTAGTGACAATATTTGCTGAACTTAAATATGCATCAGCAATTTTTTCATCATGATATGATTTAAAGATGTTTTGTAGGAATTTAATACATCTTTGCTTAATGCTTCTGAAAGCGTGATTTAATGCTTTTCTAGTAAAACGATAATACCAACCATTTTCATTAACTGGAACCGTGAAGTCAGCTTCGTTAATTTGTTCTGGATCTGGTGTAACACCTTCTACTAGACCATTTTTATATCTATCACTTGTCTTATCAATTTCTGGTAAATAAGAACGAGTGAAAGTCATTGAAGTTCTATTTTCATCTAATGGAGTTTTATTAACTTCGGAATAAAACTCACCTTCGTGTTCTGCACTATAAATGATAGCATCACGAATTTGTTCTTTTTCTTCTTGTGGTAAATCACCAAGTTTAACAATTTCACCAAATGTTTTTGGCATAATATTTTCCTCCTATTTTAAATTAAACCTTGTTTTCGAAGTAACTTGATTCTTTCCTCTTTTGACATTTTGCTATAAGGGGTCTTTTCATCTTTGTGTTTGCCACCGTTAGAACTTGGTGCGCTGCCCTTCTTTTTAGCATCACTTTCTTTTTTCTTTTGTTCTTCTTCATCTTCGTTAGAAGAAGAAACAAGTTTTTTGAATTCAAGGAAATCTTCATATACTTTGATAAAAGAATCTTTTCCATTGCCTAATTTGCCATTAGAGAATTTATCAAACAGAGGATCATTTAAAAGTTCTTTAACATCAATATCCTTATATTTAGCTCTAAAATCGCTAATATCTTTGAGAATATTTTCATCCTCTTTCGCTTTCGAAATAGCAGCTTCCGATTTTTTACGTTCTTCTTCTCTTTCAAGTTTAGCTAATTCAGAAGGTAAATCATTGATTGGATCTCCACCTTTATCTTTAATTTTCTTCTGTAATTCGTAAATTTTTAAATCGAATTTATCCTCTATTGGTTTGTTAGTGAAAGGATTCACTTTGGTTGCATCGAGCTTTCCTTTTTCATAAGCTTCCTTACAAATTTGTTCTTCTCGTGCTTCCTTTTCTTTTTGCTCTTTTTCCCTTCTAAGTTTGGCTTGGCGAGCATTTTCTTCTTGAGATTGTTTCTTTTTGTTAGTATCTTCATCATCCTTATGCTGATTTTCGGATTCTTCATCTACTTCATCATCAAAATCATCATCTTCAAGATCGTCAATTTCCTCATCGTCCTCATCTCCATCATCAGCAAATAATTGAAGATTAAGTGGGAACTTAAATTTTTCTTTTTCCATTGTTCTACCTCCTATGGTACGCCTTGGATGGCGAATGTATTTTTGCGCTATTACATGCGAATTTGATTTTTACCCTATTCAATGGGATATATCAAAGCCAATAATGGCTATTGAGCTGTAGGCGTGATGTTCGCTCCAGATACTCCTAGAGCGTTCATCGATTTTCCTTGTCCTTCACTAACTTGTTGTCCACCTTTTTGATTAGCAGTAAGTTGCTTGTTTTGAGCATCGATTACTTTGTTTGCGACACCAATTTTGTTAGTGAATTCTTTAGTTAAATTATTTATATAATTTGTCTTGTAGCCATTTTGAGCTTCAAGTTCTTTGGCATATTGCAACAATTTTTCAAGGTAAGCTGATGCTTGAGCTAATTGTTGTTTTAATTGATAATTTTCACTTCTCTTTTGCTTTTCAATGATAGCTTTAAGAGCATTTTTAGTATGTTGAGTAACAGTTGGATTAACTGATATATACATTTCAAGAAGTTCTGGATCCATATTTTGGATTCCACCATTAAGAATTAAAGTATCCCACATTTGAGATTCAGCCAACTTACTATCTACAAGTCCTTGCATAACATCAATATTGATATCAAAGTTAGAACCATAGATTTCAGAACCTTTAATTTCTTTAACCTTGGTTTTTCTAGTTGGTGTTTTTAAATCAACGTCACCAACTTCTAATGTTTTACCTTGAGCTTTAAGATCAGTTTGTCTTTTTTTAAGTTTCTTACGAGCTTCCTCGTTGGCTTCAACTTCATAATCTTCTAAATCGTAAGTATATTTAGCTTTATCAACATAATGCTTATAGAACATAAGTCTAATGGCTGCTTTATCTTTACAGAAATCCCAGAATATTTGTTGTTGTTGTTCAATAGAAGAATTAGCTTGTTTAATCATTTGTTGGATTGCATAACCAGAGATATCTTGATTAGATACAGAACCATCCATAACATCATTGAATCCACCAAACATTCTTGCTAAACCAATAAATCTATCAACAAAGTCGATTACACCATTCGGCATTGGTTGAGATTCAGCAAATTTGATTCCCCATCCATTTGTAAATTTTGAATAATCGTATAAAACTTGTCCTGGCTCATTGGTAATTTCTTGCCCTTGTAAAGCATCTTCTTTAGCAAAAATTTTGTTGTAAGCATTATTTTCCATGCATTTTAACATCATTGATAATGCAAAATTTATACCTTTTTGAGTAGGAATAAGGGTTTTAATATCTGAACGACCATAGAACGAATTATTTATTTTAAATAATTCAAGGTCTGCAAATGGATAAAGACTAAACTTTTCTTTTATGTCTTTATATTCAGATTCACTTAATTCAACACTTTCATGCATTTGAACCATTAAATCTTCATAATCGATTTTGTAATCGACAACTTTATCAAAAGTTTCTTCTTCACTTGGTTCTCCACGAAGTTTTTTCTTATAATCATCAACAATTTTTTTAATAACTTCCTTCATTGCCTTATTTGCTTTTGGAGAAATAGCATGTGGGTATTCAAAAACATCCACATTTTTAGTTGAACACATGAAATAGACTTCGCCTTTAATTTTGAAAAATCTTGTATATAAAGTAACCAAACCATGATTGATATCTTGTTTATCATCATTTTCATCCATATCATCTGGAACAATTAGTTTTCTTACTTCTTCAAGTTCTTTTTCATTTTCTCTTTCAACCAAATCTCTGACAGCACCAACATCTTCATCTTTCCAATACATAACCCATTTTTGATTTTGTATTTGTTTCAAATGAGGATTTGCCACAGCAAATTTAATAATGTCGATTTGCTCTAATACAAGTCCACCTTTATAAATACCTTGGTATGAAGTATCGTCTTCATCCCATCGATAATAAGCAATTGAAGTACCATTGTTTAGAGAATCTAAACAAGACTGAAAATCTTCTGTTTTTTCCTTAAGTTTTGACATATTATATTCATCAAATCTTCTTAATGCAGTACAATCCACATTTTCATTATCGCTAACGAACTGGATATATCTTGGAGTACCGACGATTTTTGCAGCCTTTAAATTTGATGAAAACGAGCATAAATTAAGAGTAACTCTAATTGCATTTTTATAATTTTTGTTAGGATATTGGTCTCCATTATAAAAGTTTTGAGCTTCTTTAACATAATTGTTAAAGTTTGACTTTTCCTTATATTGCTCATCCAAAAGGAAAAGTTGATAATTTATAGTTGAATGATTATTTACTTCCTTTTCCATATGGATCAAACTCCTCTACTTTTCCGCCAAAAACTTCTGCAAGTTCCTTCATATTTAAGGATTTATTGTTGTTAGAAGTAGCTTCATTTTTTGCTTCACGAATTACATTTTGCTTGAATTCTTTTAACTCAGCGATTTCTTTTTCCATTTCTGGAATATTTTTTATTTTCAAAAGATCTTCTTCGGAAATACCTAAAATGGCTAAAGCGCTCATAATTTTATGAGCATTTTTTAAATCACTAGGTTTTATATCGAGTAATTTCTTTCTTAATCCCATATTTGATACACCTCATTTTCTCTTTTTATCTTGTTTCTTCTAAATGGACTATCTTCAATATCCTTAACAAACTTTTTCTCCTTTCTAGGAGTAAATCGCTGTTCACTTCTAATAAGGAAGATTCCACACATTGCCATAACTAAGTCGTCATGGAATCCAGATAAAGCCATTGCTTTTTCTTTTTGTGTGTTATCGTTTCTAATGATTTGAAAAGCTTCCATTTCGCACAATGTTTCGTAGTCATTTATCATCTTATAATTGTCTCTAAATGCTTCTTTAAACATTGCAATCATCCCACTTCTATTAGTGGTTTTTGTCTTATAACCAAATCGATCTTGATATCTACTAGTTAATGCATCAAAATCTTTGTCTTGATAGATGAATTTATATCCACACTTATCTACTATTTGTAAGACATAAGAATTTGTGTTGGTTTCGGCACACAATAGAGCATCATTGTAATACCTTCCCAAACAAACCATCGTATAAGCCACATCATCATCGTTAGCTTTGTTTTGGTGATAGACAGCAACTTGCTCTCCAGTGATATTATCTAAAACTTGAATAGCATAATAGTCTTCACCACCCATCGCTGGGTCACAGTTGATAACATAATAATGAGTAGGGTTTACTTCTTTGAAAATTTTTACGTCACCAGCTTTATTTCTAGCGAATGATTTTAGACCACCACTAATTAAAGTGATTCTAGACCCATCTTCTGAATGTTTATGTTCATAAATGAATCTACCTTGATAAAGAGGTTTTAAATCCATTACCTCTTCTTTTCTTGCTTGAATTAAGCCCAAGTCGAATACTGAATTACCAGTTGATCTAAACGCTTCTACTGGTGTAGATGGGTACTCTTGTCTTAATAAATCGATATCACCTTCAACAGCGTTATATTGAAGTCGATACCAAGCAATTTGCTCATAAGTAAGATTTAATGATTCCATCAATTCTTCTTCATGTGGTAATAATTCGAAGCCATGATACACAGCTGTATATTCTGGATTTCCCCACCATGGATAGAAAAGAGCAACATAATCAGATTTACCAGCATAATCTCTATCCCACTTTGCTTTGTAGTCGTTGTATCCGTTTCCAGTAGTTTCAAAAATGATAAATGAATCTGGATTTGTAATATCAACTACTTGGTTTAGAGAAGCCATTGTGCCTCTTAAATCTTTCCAGAAAGCAGCCTCTGAATTATGTAAGAATTGAGCCGTATCTGAACGAGCAGCATTTTCACCTTCGCAGACTATTTTGATTTCACTTGTGTTTCCATCACCATAGTCAACAACCAACATTTTCGCATTACTTGCCTTCTTCGGAATTTTGATTTCTTTAGGAAGTCTTTCATAGAATAATTTATACTTATCAAAAAGGTTAGTAGCATGTTCTGCCGTATCAGCAACAATAATTGCTCTTTTGTTTGGAGAAAAAATAACTAAACAGAAATAAAGCGCAGCAATAAATGTTGAAAAACCAATTTGTCTTGCCTTTAAAATGTTTATTCTAATTGGTTCTCCCTTTCTTCGTTGCTCACAGATTGCTTTATATAGATCAACTTGCTCTTGATTAAGAATAAATTTGATTATCGAACCTTTTTTAGTCCTAATCCAAAGGAATTTTTCTATAAATTTGTAAACTGGAACATCTCCAATAGAGGTATGAACCACTAAATCTTCATCATATTCAGCTAATTGTTTTTCAGCTAATGTTAATTCCTTCATCATTTCTTCTTAATGACTATATCTCCAAATAATTCTTGTGGAGTTTGTACATTAACATCCACTGTTTCTTTTAATTCTCCAGTAATAGCAGCTAGATCCTTTAATTTTGAAGTGCTTGGTCTTTCTATTGCATCTCTGACAGTTTCGCCAACGACAATATCAGAAACCGTAACATTTACTGTCTCTCCAGTTTCTAATTTCATATCAACATCCACTCCTAGCACTTTACTCAAAGATTTTTTAATCATTGCATTTTCTTTTAAGTCATCAGTTTTTGATTTGATTCCTTTATAAATGTTTTGATTATACTCTGGAAGAATGCCTATTTGACTTTTTACTCTCTTGCTCATTCCATAACACCTCACTTATATTCTAAATCTTCTCTTGTCAAGGAGGTGAGACACTAAATGGGTACTCTTTATCCCTTAAATAACCCAAAAATTGAGAAAAATTTTTAATGAGACATTGTTTTATATGCGAGCCCCTCCCCTTGATCCGTCGGTATGGGGGTGGGTGTTGTCTTGCCTTTGTTTTGTGTGTTGTGTGTGTATGTGTCTATTGTTTTATATCCCTTTCAATGTGTTTTATCCCTTACAAATACATATAAATAATAAAAATATATCTA